GGAGCAATCCGGCATACGCCCAACGCTCGGAGTCACTTTCCGAGCGGGAGCGAGGTAAAGTGAACTCCCTTGTTCGCCATTCTGATTACGCCGCCATGCTGAAAGACCCACGATGGCAGCGCAAGCGTCTTGAGATCATGCAGCGCGACGGGTGGAAGTGCCGCAAATGCGGCGACGAGCGTAGCACGCTGCATGTCCATCACGTCAAATATCTGTGCGCGTTGCCTTGGGAGTGTCCAGACGGCGACATGCTGACGCTGTGTGAAGCCTGCCACGAATACGCACACTACAGCGCCGATGCAGAAGTAGTGGCCGCCGTTGCCGATAGCGAGCCGTGGAGATGCTTGCCGGACGGATCGCTCTGTTTTGACGAGTCATGGTTGGCACCAGGATATGCGGAGTGGATTGGAGCGTATGGTCGGGTGCTGGTTGTCTGCAACGAAGACGCAACGTTTGCGGCCTTTGGCGAAGGGTCAGACGGAGGGCCAGACGCTGACAAAACGAGCGGTCCTGGCTCGTTTCGGCAAGCCCTGGAATGGGCCGCTTCCTATATGGCGAACCCCAACGGGTCAACCTCCGCCGCGCCCTGGCGGCGGTAGCGTTGCACCCGGTTGTTCTGGCTCCTAATGAACTACTACAACGACAACGATCCGAAGGCGTGTGAGTGGTTGCGCGAGTTGATAGCGCAGGGCCACCTGCCGTTTGGGGATGTGGACTGCCGAAGCATTTTGGAGGTGAAGCCCGATGAAATCAGACACTACGACCAATGCCATTTCTTCGCCGGAATCGGCGGCTGGCCTCTCGCCCTGCGATGGGCCGGACTTGAAAACGCCCGAGGAATCTGGACCGGCTCCTGTCCCTGTCAGCCGCTTTCGTGCGCTGGAAAAAGACAGGGCCACGCCGATGAGCGGCACCTGTGGCCCGCTTTTCACGGCCTCATCGCCGAGTGCCGTCCTGCAACGGTCTTTGGAGAGCAAGTTGCGAGCGCGGATGGACGTGAATGGCTCGCCGGAGTTCGCCTTGACCTGGAAGACTTGGGATATGCCTGCGGGGCAGCCGATCTGTGCGCTGCGGGCGTCGGCGCGCCGCACCGGCGGCAAAGGCTGTATTGGGTGGCCGACGCCACAGGCCAACAAAAATACGAAGAACAGCAAAGACCCGCAGAGGATGAAGGAAAACGGGGCGCAGACTTGCCTTGCGGATGCCGCGCATCTGGCCGGATGGCCAACGCCGCAGGCGCACGACACGCAGGAGCAGGGACAGGCGCGGGAGATGACGGCGACGGGAAGGATCAAGACGCACACGGGGAGCGATGTGTCGGCCAACCTGCCGATGGTGGCGGGCTGGGCCACGCCAAGGGCGACGGATGCCAAGTGCGGGGACACCTACACGGAGAATTGCGAGGGGAAGGATTTGGCAAAGGATGCCTCTCTGGTGGCATGGGCCACGCCTCGGGCCGAGGATGCGGAGTCGGCTGGGATGCGCCACTCGCGGGGCGTGGCGGACACCCTGAGCGCCCAGGCTGGTCAGGATGCGTCACGATCCAATGCCGAGACGGGAAGGCCCGCAGGGTTCCGGCTGAACCCGCGCTTTTCCCTCTGGCTGATGGGATACCCGGCCGAGTGGGCCTCCTGCGGGGAGCGGGCAATGCAATCGTGCCAGAAGTCGCGGAGGCGTTCGTGAGAGCGTGGATCGAAAGCCAGAACCCCAGTTTTCAGGGGACGCCTCACCGGGAGGAAAAAGCATGAGTCCTGGACCCGCTTTGGAAAAGTTCAATGACCCCCGCACTCCACCAGCTTGTGAGGCGTACCCTGGAAAACGTTGTTCGACGGGAGGAATTATGGATAGCGAGATTCTAAACGACATTCTGGTTAGCCTGCGTGTCATATCGGCGGGCGTGTGGCTGTTGGCTGGATTCTTAATCTGGAGGATGAAATGAGCGAGGCAAAAACATACGAGGAATGGACGAAATGCACCGGAGTCTTTTGCGGCCTGTGCAAGAAGGAAATCGCCAAGTACGAAATCGCGCTGCGGAGGACGAGCGCGGCAGAGGCTCCAAAGTTCTGTTGCGATTGCGCTATTGACTTGTGCGAGAGGGAGCTTGTGCGTCGTTCATCGTCGAACACCAGAATCACCTGAATCAGCAAGGTCTGAAATGTATCGCAAGTCAATCCGAACTAAACGGCTAGAGGCGAAGCGCAAACGGTGCGCCGCCATGCGGGCAGCGAAGGAACGAAAGCGCATGGAGTTTTACTCCACGCTCCACGACGTCGGCGGAATAACCACTGACGGCATGTTCGGAGCGCACAAGATACGTATCCTGTCCTACGGCGATGCCGAGCCGCACTACGCCATCGTCGTGGACGGCGAGCATCGGCTGGCGCGGACGGAGCGCGGCATCATCCGGTGCATCGCCAGGATGGTCTATCGGAAGGTCGAGGCGGCGAGGAAGGCCGATAGGGTGCAAGAATGAGCGGAAAGGGGTCGGCACGGCGGCGAACAAGCAGCGCGGCAAAGTATGCCGCTGGGTGGGCGCGTATATGGCGCAGGAACGCTCGCAGGGCCGAAGGCGGCAAGATGGGCGGGTTGGGCGGAGAACGCGCCAAAACGAATCGTAGAGCCCGGAAACGGCATGGTTGACAATTTAGGACAAGGAGTGGACAAAAATATCGTGAATGTTTTGTTTGATAATGCAAAGCGGTTAGCGTATATTGTGAAACAGGAGGAAAAAGATGAACCGTGCGGCACAAGAACTTGGGAGGCTCGGAGGTAGGGTCAGGAGCGAGGCGAAGACGAATGCAAACAGAATCAATGCCCAACGATATTGGGATGCCGTTAGAGCAGGGACAGCCAAGGGGCCACGGAGGGGGAAGAAACCAGCCGGGTTACATGAAGGCATGGAGGGTTGCACACCCATATAGCGGGCTGTGTGAAAATTGCGGGAACCCATTTTCCAACCCAACTCCAAGGAAGCATTGCTCGAAAGAGTGTCGCCAAGAGGCATTCAAGGCAAAGCAGGCTGCAAACGCCAAGCCCCGGAAATGCAAAACATGCGGGGCGTTGTTCAAGGCAAGCAAAGCGTGGACATCCACTTCGTTCTGTTCTGACGAATGCAGACCGAAACAGCCGACCTCATGCGCGTGGTGCAACGGGGCAATGCCCGAGCAGAGGGGGCTGCTGGTTGACAAGTATTGCTGCTCCGATTGCAAGCACAGTGCGCTGGCCGCAAGAGCCAGGGCCAAGGCAAAGGAAAAGGCGGAAGAAAAAGAGAAGCAGCGGCGTCGTGAACTTTGTGCCGCGCTACTTTTTTGGCGCAAGGGCGCAAGCATCCAAACGATAGAGGAAAGGCTTGAATGGAAAGAAGGAACGGGCAGCAGAAAGATGCTTCGGTCTGCCGGGTATCGGAAATCCACAGAAAAAAGGAAAAACGGGTCTGTATGGCATGAAGTTGAGGCAGGCTTCAATGCGAGGAGCCAACAGTTCAGGCTTGAGCGCGACTTTAGGGATCATGCCGTCAACGTTCTTTCGGGCTGCTTTGAGTATGTTAGGCCGGAAGTTTCCATCCCAGGCACCCGGCGCAAGATCGACATTGTGGTAAAGCACGGACTGCACTCGTTCGGCATCGAGTTGAAAAACGGAAATCGCACGGCGAGGCTGGATCAAACACTGGGGCAAGCGTTGGTCAAGTGCGCGGCACTCAAGCTGATCCCCGTCTGCGCCGTTCCAGACGACATCAGAATGGATAAGGTTTTCCTAAACGGTTGCAAGGCAACGAATGTTATAGCCGGGACTATTAGCGAAGTTGTATATGAAATGTCGCAAGTCGTTGCGGGACACCCCTTAAGGTACTCCGCTAAAAATTAAGCGGCTAAACCCCAGCTTGCGATATCGTGAAAATATAAGTTGATACTGTTCTAGGAGTCACAACAATGAAAAAGCAAATCACAAAAACCCCCACCATCACCCCCGACCCGTCCAACCCCAACCGGCTAGACCGCGCTGAAACCTTGCGCCCCAGACTTTGCGTAATGGGAAGCCGCACCCTTGAAGACGAACGGGTTAAAATCATACTCCTTGAAGAGATAAACAAAACCAACTGCGCCGCAATTATAACGTGCGCCGAGCCTGGGGGGGTGTCGGAAGTTGCCCGTAAGTTGGCAAAAGAAAAGGGGATGCCGTTAATCCTCTTCCACCTCAACTTCAAGTATTTGCGCGGGGCGTTTGAACACCGAAGCATTGACGCCCTGCGGGCCAGCGATGCGGCGGTGTTTGTCCACGACGGTGAAAGCAAGGGGACGGCAAACGAATTACAGGTGTGTAAAAAGATTGGCGTTCCCTACAGATATGAAAAGCTGGAAAAGTCACCGCACAAGGAAAGCGTAGGCTTCCCCGTGGCCGACGGAGAATGGGCTGCGATTATGCAAAAGGCACTAGACGATGCGTGACGACCAGCAAGATCTTCGCAAGCTGGCCGCGGACCAGCGGCACAAGAAGCTGATCGAGGCCAGCCGCAAGCTTGCGCGGGTGGTGAAGCACGAAGACCCGCCGCCCGAGGTATGCCGCAAGCGCAAGCGGCTGGAAAAGGACTTCCCTGCATGGCTCCGGTTCCACGGCGGGGAGGCGTTCGCGGACAAGTGGAGCGATGACCACCTGGCGGTGCTGGCGAAGATCCGCGAGGCGATAGACAAGGGCGGGCACTTTGCGCTGGCGATGCCGCGAGGTCACGGCAAGACGACGATCCTCAAATGGGCGTTGCTGTACGTCATGCTGACCGGGAAGCGGCGGTATGTCGTGGTGGTGGCGGCGACCGCGGAACTGGCGGGAGCACTCACCGACTTTGTGCGGGCGCAACTAATCGAAAACCCTACCTTGCTGGAACACTACCCGCATGTTTGCCATTACGCCAAGGCCACGGAGGGCAAGGCCATCAAGGCAAAATACATGCTCCGGCGAGACTTCAAGCCGCTTGGGCTAGGCTGGGGCAAGGCCACGCTCATCCTGCCGACGCCGATGGGCCGGGACGCCCCCTATCCGTCTGACGGCGCGGTGCTTGAAGGCCACGGGCTGACGGGGGCGATCCGAGGAAAGTGGCGGGACGATAAGGCCGGGAAGGTCATGCGGCCTGACTTTGTTCTCCTCGACGATCCTCAGACGCGCGAATCGGCGGAGTCCCCCAGCCAATGCGCAATGAGGGAGCGAATCATCACCGGCGACGTGCTGGGGCTGGCGGGGCCGCGCAAGAAGATTGCCGCCGTGATGCCCTGCACCGTGATTCGCAAGGGCGATCTGGCGCATCGCTTCCTGAACCACGACGTTCATCCCGAATGGCAGGGCGAGACGTGCCAGCTGGTGAAGGCTTGGCCGAAGGCGCAGGATACATTGTGGCGCGAGTACGCCACGCTGTACCGCGACGGCATCGCGGACGGCGAAGGGACGGAAGCCGCCTTCGAGTTCTACCGGCGCAACCGCGCGCGCATGGACGAGGGCGCGGTCATGGCGTGGGAGCATCGGGTGCGGGGCGGGGAGTTGTCGGCGTTGCAGACCGCCGAGAACCTGCTGATCGAAACGGGCGACCAGTTTTGGGCGGAGTACCAGAACGACCCGAAGGACATCGTCGGGGGCCAGTACGAATTGACCGTCGAGCAGGTCTTGCGCCATGTTAGCGACACGCCGCGCCTGCATTTGCCGGAAGCGGCGAGCGTGTTCGTCGCCCATGCCGACGTGAACCGGAGCGGCCTGCATTGGTGCGCCTGCGCTTTCGATCAGAAGATGACGGCGCACGTGGTCGCCTACGGGAACCAGACGGGGCCGCGCGGGATGCTGTGGGCCGAGAACGCCACGGAGCACGTGCGGCAGACGGCCATCTTCCGCGCGTTGGTGGAACTGTGCGGGATATTGTCGCAGACCAAATTCATGCGCGGGGGCGCGGCGGTCGTGCTGGATGCCCTGCTGGTGGACGCGAGCTTCGAGAGCAACGTCGTCCACGGGTTCGCCCACGCCGCGCGCTACCCGTTCAAGGTGATCCCGGCCATCGGGAGGGCCGCGCATCGGTACAGGTGGAACCGCAACACCATCGTGGGAAAGCCTGCGGAGGATTGCCACTTGCAGAGGCCGCAGAACCGCCTTTGCCCGTACGTCATGGGCAACGTGGATAAGTGGCGCGAGGTCATGCAACGCGCCTTCCTTGGGGAGCGCGGCGAGCCGGGGGGATGCACGATCCATGCCGCAGGCGGGGCGCGGGGTCACGTCGCCTTCGCGGAGCACGTGGTCGCCGAACGGCTGGCGAACAAGTACGAAACCGACCTCGGCATGAGGTGGGAATGGACGCACGCGCCGGGGACGGAGTGGGACTGGGGCGATGCATTGACGGGATGCTGGATCGCCGCCGCGACGCGGGGACTGACCAGCACGGGAATGACAGCGGTGAAAAACAAATGCCGCGCCGCCGCCGTCGTCGGGGGCAGGCGCGTGGGAGGATCAGATGCAAAGGCAAAAGAAACAGCAACCGCCGCCGCCGAGTCCGGAGTCGCCAAGAAAAAACGTCGCGCCGTCATCGGCAGGCCCGGACATGGCCATCGTTGGTAGGCTGATCAGCACGCGCGATCCCGTTCCAGAAAACCGCGACCCCGTTCCCCTGCCCCGCGCGCGCTCCGTTTTGCTGATGCGCGTGGTGCGGCCCCTGTGCGTGAAGTGCGGCCACGGGACGTTCCGACTGGGGAACAGCGCGCGGCCCAACTACACCACCGGGGAGATGACGCGCTACAAGACGTGCGCGCATTGCGGCCAGAAGTATATGTTCGTGAACGACCCGACCCCCGAAGAGGCCGAGCGGTACTGGGGCGGCAAGGAATTGCACTAGCATCGTGCGCCTGCGCCGTCTACAATGTTGACGGCAAAGAATCGGCGCGGCTAGTTTCGCACCAGAAAAGCGAAACAGCCGCAGATGTCCGGAACGCTCAACCTGATGCCAGACTCCCTCGTCGCGGGGGAAAGTCTTTCCGTCACCGTCACCGTCGCGGGATATTCTCCCGATGACGGCTGGTCGCTGGCCTACCGCTTCGCCGCCCAGCCGACCGGGATCACGGCGGCGGGGGCCGACAACGGAGCCGGGGGCTGGACGGTTTCGCTCACCTCGGCGCAGACCTTGACGATGCTTTCGGGGAGTATGCGCTATGACGCGCTGGTGACGAAGGGCGACGAGTCCGTGGCGGTCGACAAGGGCGCGATCGTGGTTTCGTCCTCCCCGTTGCTCGCGTCGAAGTGGGCGACGGTGCTGGACAGCGTGGACGCGGCGATCGCCACGTGGGGAACCTCCGACCAGCGGAGCATCACCATCGAGGGCATGAGCATCTACTACCGCCAGATCGAGGAGTTGTTCAAGCTCCGCACGTTCTGCCTGCGGATGATCGCTCGCGAGTCGGGCAACAAGCAAAGCGCGATCGTGCGGACAAGGTTCGCGGTGACATGAAAAGCGCGACGGCCAAACCGAGACAGAGGCAGGCGGCGAAGTCGAAGCCGGAAGCCCCGGCAAAGCGCAGGACTTTCGCCGTGCGCTCGTTCGCCGCCGCGCAGATCGACCGCCTTTTGAGCGGGTGGAAATGGGATGGCGGCTATTCGTCGAACGAGATCAAGGGCCAACTGGGAACAATCCGGTCGCGCTCCCGCGAGATGTCGAAGAACAGCCCCCACATGAAACGGTGGATCGATCTGATCGCGATCAACATCGTCGGGGAGGGGTTCGCGTTCAAGTCCACGCCGCACGACGGGGTGCCGGGGCAAGATTCCTACCGGCCCGACGCGATGGCGGCGAAGTTCATCGAATACCACTTCTGGAAGTGGGCGACGTGGCGCGATCCCGAAACAAACCAGACGTGGTGCGACGCGGCCGGAACCAAGACGCTGGCCGAAATGGACGCGCTGAACGCGCGCACCGAGGCGCGGGACGGCGAGTATTTCATGATGCCCGTGGCGAGCGACAACCCCTACGGAATTTCCTTCCGCATCATCCGGCCAGATGCCTGCGACGAAACCTTCAACAACAACGGAAACGACGGGCGCACAGGCGGCAATCCCGTCTACTGCGGGGTCGAAGTGGACAGGCGCACGGGGCGGCGCGTGGCGTACTATTTCCACACGACCGAAACCAAGGACGGGTTCATGGGCGAACGAGGGCCGCTGGTGCGAATTCCGGCCAAGCAGATCATTCACGGCTTCGCGCCATACGACGAGGATCAGACGCGCGGGGTGCCGTGGGGCCATGCCGCGCTGATCAAGCTCAAGATGCTGGAAGAGTACGACAAGGCCGAGATCACCGCCGCGCGCGACGAAGCCTGCTCCGTCCGCACCTATCACGCCCCCGCCGACGACGCGGAGGGCATCGTCGATTTGACCGAGGAGGAGAACTCCGAAACGGCCACCATGCTGACCGCCGAAAAGGAGCCGGGGCAGTCGGAGGTCTTGCCCCCCGGCTGGGACAGCAAGGTGAACTCGCCGCAACACCCCAACCGCGAGGTGACGGCGTTCAAGGCTTCCATGCTTCGGGACATCGCCAGCGGGTTCGGCGTGGAGTACAGCGGGTTCGCCAACGACTGGAGCGGGGTTTCGTTTTCGTCCGTCCGCATCGGAACCATCTCCGAGCGCGATGCGTGGGTCATGTTGCAGAACAAGTTCATCGCGCAATGCAAGACGCCAGTTTTCCTGATGTGGCTGAAATCGTTTCTGGCGAGCAACGTATCGGGCGGCCTTCCCGCCGAGAAGTTCGACAAGTTCGCGGAGCATGAGTTTCGCGGCCGTCGCTGGATGTGGGTCGATCCCATGAAGGACATGAACGCCGCCGAGACTTGCGTCGCGCGCGGCTGGAAAACCAATTCGCAGGTCGCCGCCGACATGGGGACGGACTACGACGACAACGTGGAAGAGTTGCGGCGGGAGGAAATCCTGCGCGCCGGGGACGAGAAGGACGCGGTTCCGGTTTTGAACGGGGCGCAGATCACCGCGTCGCTGGAAATCATCAAGGGCTATTCGTGGGGGGAGATCGGCAAGGAGGCCGCGATCGCGCTGTTGACGGCGGCGGGTGTCCCGCAGGAGGCCGCGCAGAACATGGTCGCAAAACAGAAGGTCGGCAAGAAGCCGGAGGACGGAAAGGACAGCTATGCAGACAGCGACAAAGACGACTGACAGGGAGGAGCGCACGATGCAGTATCGCGAGGCTTCGTTCCGCGTGCAAGGGGATGGTGACAAGCAGACCATCCGCATGAGCATTTCCAGCGAGGCCCCGGTGCTGACGTACGGCTACCTCAACGGCGAGTACCGCCAGTTCTACGAGGTGCTCGACCACTCTCCCGCCAGCATCGACATGAGCCGGTGCGGCGACGGGCTGGTGATTCTGGACACGCATCATGGCGACCAGATCGGGCTGATGGACGTCGAGATCAGCGACCGCAAGCTGGGCGGCGATGTTGAGTTTTGCTCTGGCGCGCGAGCGCAGGAGATCAGGCAGGACGCGATACGAAAACTGCGCCGGAACACGTCGGTTGGCTACCGCGCCGATCCGGACAGCTATCGCGTTGAAGGGGAGCAGGACGGAATCCCGGTGGTACGGGCGATGTCGTGGATGCCCTACGAGGCGAGTTTCGTCCCGGTGCCTGCCGATCCCGGCGTGGGCGTGGGCAGGGCGGAAAAGGAAGTCAAAGAAAACAAGACCCCGGCCAACGCCGGGAAGGAGAAAACGAACATGGAACCGAAAGAAATGAGCGCGCTGTTCGCGCGTGGTGCGAAGTTCGGCATCGAGGCCGACAAGGTGCAGGAGTTGATCGACGCAGGCAAGGGCCGCGCGGAACTCAACGACCTGATCGTGGAGAAGCAGGGCGAAGAGGCGAAGGCGATCCGCAAGGAAGCCGACGAAGCCAAGGCGCGCGCCGAGAAGGCGGAGAAGGAGAGGGCCGGGAACTTCGGCATCGCCGCCCCCGCCATCGTCGGCAAGGAGCATCGCTACAGCGTGATGAACGTGATCCGTTCGCTGTGCGGCATGAAGGCCGACATCGGCATGGAGCTCGAACTGTCCGACGAGCTGGCGCGCCTGCGCGGTGTCGCGGCCAAGGGCATCATCGTCCCGCACGTTGCGCTGGGCCAGCGCGACTTTACCGTCAGCGGCACGTCCAGCGCGACCGTGGCGACGAACCTGCTGTCCGGCGAGTTCATCGACGTGTTGCGGACGCGCTCCGTGCTGGGCGCGGCCGGGGTTCGGTTCCTGACCGGACTGACCGGGAACATCGCGATCCCGAAGATGAGCGCAGGCGCGACGGGCTACTGGGTCAGCGAGGCGGGCGACATCACCGAGAGCGCGCCCACGCTCGGTCAGGTGACCGGCTCCCCGAACACCTGCGGCGTTCTGACGGACATCAGTCGCCGCCTGCTCCTGCAATCCACTCCCGCCGCCGACATGCTGGTGCGGGACGAGATCATCGAGCGGATCATCCGCACGGTGCAGATCGCGGTGTTCGCCGGGACGGGCACGAACGGCCAGCCCAGCGCGATCACCAACGCGACGGGGATCAACAATCCGAGCGTGACGAAGGGGACTCCCACCTATGCGGAACTGCTCGGCTTCCCCGGCTCCATCATGGCCGACAACGCCGAGATGGACGGCCAGCAGTGGATCATGACCGCCGAGGTCTGGCAGAAGCTGGCCGCGACGTTCACGGACGGCACGGCGAAAGCCGAGCACGTTCTGGACTGGGCGAGCAAGACCTGCCTCGGCTTCCCGTACCATGTGACCGAGGACGTTCCCGCCAACTCCCTGTGGTTCGGCGCGTGGAACGTGGTCAACGTGGGCGTGTGGGGCAACGGCATCGACATCAATGTCGACGACAAAACGCTGTCCAGTTCGGGCGGCATCCGGATCGTCGGCTTGCAGGATGTCGATGTCATGGTGCGTCAGGGCTATGCGCTGGCGTACAACACGGCGGTTACGAACTAACCATCAACCAGCGGCCCCGGCGGGTCAACGCCTGCCGGGGCCACGGAGAAAACAAGACATGAAAAAGCTGATTGCAATCTTCGCGCTGGCAGCCCTGCTTCCCGCGCTCGGCTTCGCGCAACACGACGCGAACCAGATGAAATACGTCCAGTTGCTGAATCCGGTTTCCAGCGCGGCAACGACAGGCACGGCGGTGAACGTCGCGGCCTACAAGGGCAACGCGACATTCGTCGTGTCGTTCGGCCCCGCGACCGAGGCGGTGACGTCCTCGGTGGTGCTGGCAAGCTCGGCGACAAGCGGCGGGACGTATGTTCCCCTGACCAACCTTGCCGGGACGGCGGTTGCGGCAACGCAAACCGGCCCGACGACAAGCGCGGTGCAGACCGTGGCGATTGACCTTGGCCGTGCAAACGGCTACTTCAAGGTGATCGTGGCGCAGGCGACGACCAACGAGATTCCGCCCGTGTCGGCGGTGCTGGTCGCGCCGATGAAATCGGAATAACGGAGGGCGAAACGGCATCCGGCGTGGCCAACCCCGCGCCGGATGCCGGGGCGCATGGAACAATGGCGTTTGGAACGACGGTATTCAACGCGGAATGGAACACCCTGACGGAAGCGCGGGTGTCCCTGCGGGTGGGTCGCAACGCCATCGCCAAGGCTTTGTGCGGGGCGTTCGACACGACCAGAACCGTGACCGAAGAGGGCATCGTCGACACGTTCTCCGCGTCGGTAAAAATCCTCAAGGCCGACTGGCCGTTGAAGGATCGGCCGGAAGGCAAGGTCGTGGAACTGCTTTTGAGCGGCGACACGAAGTGGAAGTCCTGCCGCGTGGTGGGAGTGTCGGAAACGGATGGCGTGTGGAGCCTGAACGTGGTCGCGGAGTTTGCCTGATGGCATTAGAATCCAACATCCAATTTCCGGAAGCGAAGGTCGCCGCGCTGTTCGATCAGATCGATCGCGCGAGCCGCGAACTTGGCAAGGGCATCATGGACTCGCTCAAGTGGGGCGGGACGTTGCTGTGCAAAAGCCTTGGGGCGCAGACGAAGGTGGCCCCGAAGCTCCGACCCGTCGTGAGGAATCCAAACCCGCGATGGAAAACGGATCGCCGCGTTGCGCCGTTCGGCGTGTACCGATGGGACAAAAGCGGGGCCAAGGTGTTCAAGCCCATCTACCGGACGGGCGAGTACGGAAGCATCCGGTTCTTCGACAAGAAATCCTTTTCGTGGTACAACCGCTTCCACAGCGAAAACAAGTGGCAGAAAATTCCTTCCGGCCCAGACATCGCCAACCCTGAAATCATCGCGCCGGGGATCATGTCGGACAAGCGGCGGGTGATCGGGCGCAGGGGGCTGGCGAAGCAGACGTGGTCGTGGGCGGCGGCGGCGATCCACCGGGGCGGGGTTGGCAGCGTGCTTGGCGTTCCCAACGTGGCGAGCGTGACGCTGATGACCAGCGATCAGTATCCGGCGATCGCCATCAGAAACAACCTCCGCTACGCCGAGGCCGCGATGAAGGCCGGGGCCGTCGAGGCGGCGATCACGAACGCCGGAAACAAGATGGCGCACCTGATCGACCAGAAACTGCAAAAGAAGATGGACGCGAAGTGAACATCCCGAAGGCAGTCGAGCGCAGTATCGCATCCATGCTCCGCGACCACGCGGAGCTTGGGCCCGATGTCGTGTTGCGGTGCTGGCAATCGCTGGACGCGGACTCGCTATGGGACAAGGACGAGGATCGGAAGTTCCCGATGATCGACATCCGGTGTTCCGCGCCGCGAAGCGACGACAAGCGCAACTGCTACGTGGTCTGCTCCGTGCTGTGCGGAACGAAGGCCGATGACGACCGCAACCATGCCGTGATCTCCGCGCTGTACGGGTCGGTGCAAACGGTCCTCGATGGCATCCACGGGGGCTACAAGGACATAGTCGGAAACACGTACCGGACGGAGTTCGAGGCATTGATCAGCGGCGAACTGGGGACGGGGGTTTCGTCGCTCGGCGGGTTTGATTTCGAGGACTCCCAGCCGCCGTATGACGACGGCGGCGTGAACATGATCGGCATCGGCGTGAGGGTTTCCTACGGGCGAAGTGATTTCTAAAGAAACGAAAGGGCAGAATCATGGCAAACGACAGAGGCGCATTAACAGATCATTTCGGCATCTTGGCGATCGCGCAAGGCGGCGACACCTTGGGCGACTTCATCAAGCTGGTCGAATCAACGAAGGTGCCGATCCCGAACGAACGGGCGGACGCAAAGGACGAGTACGGCGACATCGTCGCCTCGTCCTACTATGGCAACAGCGGCGGGACGCTCTACGATGCGTCGAGCACGTTCGCCATATACACGGGCACGGTTCAACTGGATATGCTCAAGCTGGGCGAACTGTCGACCGGGGTGGTGGTGGAAAGCATCGAGGTCACGACATCGAACGGCGACTGGCCGATGATCAAGGTGTCGGGCAAGCTGGGCATGGATGCCGTGCAGGTTCCGGACGGGAAGCTGGCGACGGCGACCCTGCCAGCCGACATCGACATCCTCGGTGCGAAGATGGCGCAGACGATGCTGTTCAGCGTCGGCGTGGGATGCCGCCTGACGGCCTCCGCGTTGAAGGCGACCGGCAAAATCTCGCAGGTGGACGACGGGCTGGGCGAACCCGCCGCGTACGCCGTGGAGTTCGAGACTGCCGAAATCACCGCCGACTTCGTGCGCGTGACCGCCGCGCCGTCGTGGACGGTGTCCTCCCCCGCCGTCGAGAAGCAGGCGGTCGGCTCGACGGAGCCGAGGGCCGAGTATCACACCGGGAGCGGTTCGGCAGAGGTAGCCCTGACCCGCGACACCGTATGATCCCTGTCGTGACCGGGAGAACGTCATGCGGGATCAGGAAAGGCTCAACGACCTCGCCAAAGCTGAAATCGCTGCGCTGGAAGCGGACGGCATCAGGCTGACGGCGGCGGAAATCGTCGAACTCAATGCCATCGGGTGGGCCATTGAGTCGCCGGAACTTCGCGCCGATCTGGCGCGGGGCGTTCCCGTTCCGTTGGCCGGGGCGTGGCTCTGGCCGCTGACGCTGTACGCGGAAAACTGGTTCAAGCGCGTCGGGCTGAAAATGTCTGGCGCGCTTGGCGACTTCGCGCTGGCGTACGCGATGGCGCATGGGTACGAGGACGGCAAGCTGGAGGTCGCCGGGGCCGAAGCTCGCCGCGCCGTATCGGAATGGGTCGGGAAACTGCGTTGCACGATCCCGCAGTTGCAGGAGGCCGTCGCCCAAGTGTTGCGGCAGGACGCGCAACACCCCGTCCCGCACGGCGTGGACGAGCGGCCCATGACGGACGGGGAGTTTTCGATCTACCTTGCTACCCTGTCTGGAGAGTCGCCGGAGTTTTGGGAGCGGCGATGCGCGGTCGGGTACGCGAGGGCGATGCTGGTCTGTTTGTTCATGCAGAATCAGGCCGAAGGAAAGCCGTCGCGGCATGATCCAAAGATCATGGCCGAACGGGCGATGGGCTACCGGATCGAGCAGATCAGGGAGTCGCGGAAGCAGAAGGTCGCGCCGTGAACCGCATCATCGAAATCCTGTTGCGCTCCAAGAACCAAATGGGCGCGGGGATTGGCGAGGCCGAGAAGTCCGTCAACAGGTTCAAGAGCAGCTTGCTCAAGCTGGGCGGGATCATCGGGGCGGCGTTCAGCGTCTCGAAGATTACGCAGTTCGTCAAGGGATCGCTGTCGGCGTGGGCCGAGCAGGAGAGGGCGACGGCCAGCATGACCGCCGCGCTCAACGCCAACGGCGAGGCCGGGAGCGCGCTGATCCCGAAGTTGCAGGCGGTCGCGTCCGCGATTCAGGATGAAACCGGAGCCGCCGACGAGTCGACGATGGCCGGGATGGCGAAGATGCGGATGCTCGGCGTGCAGACCGACAAACTGGGCGAGGCCGCAAAGGCCGTCATCGCGCTAAAAGGGGTCGGGCTGGAGGAAGCCGCCGCGCAGAAGGCTGTGGCGATGGCGATGCAGGGCAACTATGAAATGCTCAATCGCTACGTCCCGGCGTTGCGGCAGACGGAGGATGAAACGGAGAAGGCGCGGATCGTCAACGAGCTTTTCGCGACTGGCTACGAACAGCAGAAGGACTTACTGGACACGACCAGCGGACGGTGGGGGGAACTGAAAGGGCGCATCGGGGACGCGATGGAAGAGATCGGCCGCGCCATCGAGGGCAACGGGCAGTTGTCGAAGGCGTTGCAATGGGCGGCGGAAATGGTCAAGGGGCTGGGCGACGCGATCGCCACATGGATCAACACCGGGGGGCTGGCCGAGTACATCGCCAACTTCCGCGCCGGATTGGAGAACATCGTCTACGGGTGGACATCGGTAAAAAACGCCGTCGCCGTGTGGGTCGCGCAGATGCGGGAGGGAAGCACGGCGTTCAGCTATCTTTACAACGTCGCCAGAACCTACGTGAACTACGTCAAGGTGCTGTTCACCAACCTTAGCGAGCACATCAAAATGACATGGGCGAACATCAGGGGCGTGGACTACAAGCCGATACTGGCATCGACCGAAGCGGCGCACCGGTCTTTCATCTCCGCGCTAAAGGGGCGCACCGTCAACGAAACCGGGATTCTGAAATCCGCGCTGGATCAGCAACAGCGCGACCGGGAGATGCACGAGTACCGGCTGGTGCAGATCGAGCAACAGCGTCTGGATGCCGTCGCCAAGCTGGCCTCGCAGGAAACGGACGCGAAAAAGAACACGCTTGGAGTCATCGTGGACGCGACGGAGGAAGGGGCCGCCGAGCAGGTCGCCGCCGAGCAAGCCGCCGCCGACAAGCGGGTCGAGATTGCCGAAAGGGCGGTGGAACAGCTTGCGGATGTCAACGCCCAGCGCGTTCCAGAAGAGCAGACCGTCGTGGACGAGGTTGTCGGAATCAACCAAGCCGGGGCCGATCAGGTCGTGGCCGCGTGGAAGGATGCCGCCGTGAAGCGCGGCGAGCATTACGCCGTATTCGACTTGAGCGGAAAAAGCAGGCAAGAGCGGCAGGAAGCTGAGTCGGCAGGCTGCGAAACCGGGGGGATGTGGGGCGGCGGATCGGGTGGCGCGATCATTTTGAACAAGTTGCCGTACGAGGGAATGAAAACCCGCACGGCTGGAATGACGGACGAGCGCATCGTGTCGGAGTTGAAGTCGCTCCGGCTTGACAATCAAAAACTCCTGCGGATGGGCTGACATGGCTTTGATCAACAACTGGGACGAGGCCGGAAGCGGGATAGTGATCAGTTCGACCGCGTCCAGCCGCAACTACACGATAAACGGCGACGAGGGATACTACGAAACCATCCATGAGGAAACGCGCAACGAGGTCACGCGCTGGGTCGCCCTGACGAAAGAGGCGGCGCAGGATGCCGTGGCCCGAAACGTACAGCCAACGGACGATCCTGACGCAACCCATTCGTGGACGCTTTCGCTCAATAGCATCGTGATTCGGGACTATATCGTGGAACGCGCATATTCCAAGACGACGACGCGGCTTGTTGATTTTTCGGGCGATGTTCCGGTGCCGACGTTCAGCCCGCAGGGAACGAACGTGACCGGAACACGGCTGACGCAACCGCACTTCGTCACGATTGCCTGCTCCGCATCCACGGCGAAAATCGAGTATCAGCTTTACTACAAGAACGGAACCGGGACGACGGCGTACTGGACGAAGTACGACGAGGGAACGTCGGTCGGTGCGTCGATCAACAAGACGGTGGATTCCGACAAGGACGGGGATTCAACCACGCTGAACCCGCGCAACACGATCACCAACAACGCATCGGAGCGGGTGATCAAGATATGGGCAAGGGCGGTGGTCGAAGTCGAAGGCGTGAAAAAATATTCCGGCTGGGCGTGGGCGGAATATCAGGACACCTTCACGACACCGAACATCCACTACGCCGACTTCACCGTGACGGGGCCATACAACGAAACATGGACGCTCCACAACGTCACGGCCGACGATCCGTCCGCGTCGTTCTGGTATCGAATCTGGATGGACGGGATGTCGGTGCCGGAAACGTGGACGTACTTGGGAAACACGCACAACACGGACTACAGCAGGGCCATCCCCAAAAGCTGGCCGGATGGGAAGCATCATATTGAGTTCAGGACAATGGTCGGACAGTACTTGGGCGGCAGCGTGGGCTTTGACTTTACAACGAAATGAGCAGAATGTTTTTTCCAAAGGGATTGAAACCGGGCGACCCGATCTGCAAACCGGGATTCGTCGAGGGTATTTTGAAGATGGCGAAAGCATTGGAAAAATTGAGCGTCCACAACGGGCGCGTGGATTGGTCAAACGGGGAGCCGAAGATCATTGTGCAACGAGTGGGAAGGACAAGCGAAAATGAAACAGGTTCTTAAAATTGCGGCCATCCTGGCGGCGGTCGGGTTGCTTGCGGCGACCCCCGCGCAGGCGGAAACGGGCGGTCAGGCGACAAGCCTCTCCGGCGAGCTTGTGCTGTGGCCGTCGTTCACCCATTCCAAGTCCAACGCCGACACCGCAGCCGTCGTGACCGAAACCATCGGTGCGATTCTGTCGGAAGTAATAACCTCCGGCACGAACCCGTCCGCGTTCAACCCGCAAATGAACGCGCTCCTAATCGACAGCGTAAATGACTTTACTGCCAAGGCTACCCGCTCGATCAACCTGTCGGCGGCGACCAACAACTTCGCGGACGTTGTCTCGTTTTCCAAGGTCAACTTCATCGCTATCGAAGCCGGAACCAATTCGTATCTGCGCTTCGGCGCGGAGGACGGCGAGGCGTTCCTGCCGCTGTTCAGCACCTCGGAGGATTACTGCATCCTGTACCCGAACGGGGCGTGGATGGCCTATTCCCCGGCTGGCTACGCGGTGGAAGCCAACACGAAGCTGTACGTCACGAACCGCACCATTGAGGTAGACGGGATATACGAGCAGGCATACCTCGGCATTGACGACGGCATCGCAACGTCGATGAAAACGACGAACGAGATTACCTACTCCATCACCGGGACGAATGATTGGACGAAAGCGGCCACGACCAATATCGTGTTCAGCGCGGCGGATACGATCAATATCGGCACGAACGCATGGGACACCTACGGGGTGTGGCGCGTGCAGATCGACTCGGAGGGCGCGATCACAACCAAGTCGCCAGCCACGAACCAAGTCTACACGAACGCCACCTCGGCCATAACCAACCTCCCGGCGGTCGATGCTGACAACGTTTCCCTTGGATATGTGCTGGTCTATTCCCCGACCAGCACCACGTTCACAGCCAACACGACGGAACTGACGACCAACAACGCGACTTTCGTGGACTCGGCAACCAACGCGCCGACGTACGCAAGCTATCGGCTATACATCGGCGGCGTGGCCGGAACCAATTCAAAGTGGAAGAAGGTGCGCTGATGAAAACCGCCTTGAAGATACTAGCGGCAGGGCTGTTCCTGCTGGCGGGGTGTGATGCCGCGCTCGCGCTGGACACCAATCTGGCCCAGCGGATCGACGCGGAGGTGCAGACTGCTGGGATGCAGAGCTTGCCCGATCTGACATGGCTTCAAGGAAGCACCCCTGCGGTGGAAGTTCGCATTCTGCGGAACGGAAAGGCGACTGCGCTTTCGACCAACGTCGAGTGCCGGATGCTGATTTCCAGCAACCTATACACGGGAACAAACTACGCGCAAGTCACGAATACGGTGCTGACGACGAACTCCACAGCATCATCCATGTGGCTGCAATGGCCGACCATCGGCACAAACTCCTGCCCGTCGAACAGCAACACGGCGGCGGCGTGGGGGTATCTGTGCTTCTTTGAGGATGCCAGCACGGGGACGCGGTACTGGAATGGAAGCGGGAACCTCTACATCGAAAAGACGACCAGCACTGAAGCGGACGGGCTGAACTGGTACACGCACGCGGGAAACTATTTGCCGCTGGCTGGCGGGACGATGGCTGGCGCAATCAACATGGCCGACCATGACATCGAGGACGTTGACGAATTGAAGGTCGTTGAAATCAAGCCGCATGGAGCCGACAGCGGACATCGCATC